CATGGGATACTATAATTCAAGTAATAAAATTAGCTGGTCAAATTCTAGCAGATGGTTTTACTTTAATTACATCTTTATTGAAAGGAGATTGGCAATCATTTGGTCAGGCATTAATTAATATTTGGAAAAGAACATGGAATGCGATAGTAGAAGTATTATCATTTGGATTAAAAACAGTAGGTAATCTTGTTGGAGGAGTTGTTAATATTTTTGATAAAGATTTAGGTAAAACAATACAAAATTCTACAAAAGTTACTGCTGATAAATTTTCTAATAATTTCAAATACGCATTTAAAGAAGTAGAAAAAGCTGGTAAGAAAATAGATGTCTTTTCTTTATTTGGTGGCAAGAAGAAGGGAGGAGAAACAACTAAAGAATCATTTAAGGCTGATACCTCTAATTTAGATTTACTAAAAGCTCAAGAAAACTACTATAAGGATGATTTATTTATGCGTAGATATTACGCATTAGAAGTTCTTAAAGAAGAAGAGAAGTTAGCTTTAATGGAAGCTATTTTTAATAAGTCAAGTATTGATACTTTATCTAATATTGCTGAACAGTTTAAGATTAAAAGACTTGCTGTTGAAAAATCAACGCTTGATGGTATCCAACAAATTAGAAATGATGCAGCAGATAGAACAACCAAGTTTAATAAAGAAGAGCTAGAGAAGGCTGAAAAGATACAAAAAGAACTATTAGATAGATCAGTATATTATACCAATCAAAGAATTAAAGCTGTTGAAACAGAGGCAGATGCTTCTATAAGAGCTAATAGAGGCAATTACCAAGCACAAAAACAAGCACTAGAAGATGCTATTGTAAAATTAGGTGTCTTCAGAATGGCTGGTATAGGTGGTGCAGAAGGTATGCTTAAATTAGATGAGGCAATAGGTAATAATAAAGCTAAGATTGAAGGTTTAGTAAATCCTTTAGAAACACTAAATCAAACACTACAAAACACATTCAATCAATTAAATATTGATATGCTTACAACCTTTGGTGAGCAATTAGGTGAATTAATGGCTGGTAATGAATTTGATTTTACAAAATGCATTTGCTAATGGTGGTATCGTATCAGGACCAACTATGGGTCTTGTAGGAGAATATCCAGGTGCTGCTAATAACCCTGAGGTTATCGCACCTTTAGACAAATTAAAGTCAATGATTGGTGGCGGAGGAGGCGGTACATTTGTACTTAGAGGACAAGATTTATTATTGGCTACAAATAGAGCACAAAAGGCATCTAATCTTAAAGGACAAAATATTAGCTTAGCATAATGGCATACGGATTAAGATATACATTAAGTCAGATACTTAAAAATGGTAATTCTCAAGTTATTGAAATATATCAAGAGGATTATACAGGTAGTGTAAAAACATACATACCGACATCTATAAGTTTACAGCCTAATTCATCAAACGAATATCCATATCCTGCTATTATATCAACTCAGTTACAATTCTCGTTTATCCTTGAAACTGAAGATGACTACAATCAATATCCAAACGTATTATCATCTAACGCTAGATTATACTATGTATTATTAAAAGAAGGTTCTACAGTTATCTGGAGAGGTTATTTATTTAATGACTATTCAGAAGTAGGATTCTCTACAGGTATATCACAATCATCTCTAATTGCTATAGATGGTATATCATTTTTACAAGATCAAGAATTTGTAGTAAGTAATAGTATTAACTATTTGAAACAACATCTTGAAGTAATTGCTGAAGGTCTAAGGTATTTAGGCTATCCTTCAGACTTATACCTTAACATAGCTTGTTCGTTTTATGCTGATGGCATGGTTGATAGGACTGATAATGTAGCAAATGAACCTTTTAGTCAGATATATCAATACCCAAGAGATTTTGTAGGAGTTAGTTATTATGTTATACTAGAAAATATACTTAAAACGTTTAACTGTAGAATGTACCAAGCTAATGGAGATTGGTATATATCAGCAACTATGGAAACTGCTGCATCTACAAGATATTTTACAAGATATGCAATTGGAGCATCTACAATAACTATAGCATCATCAGGTGTACTTAATAATACTATTAATATTGCACCTTATACAAGCAACAATGTTCACTTTATTAATAACTCTCAAACTAAAATATTGAGAAAAGGCTTCTTTGATATACAAGTAAGAAGTGAATATAGAAGTCCTATTAATCTTTTACATAATGCTGACTTAAAGATAATATCTGGAACTGCACCTAATATATCAGCAACTGGATGGAGAACTACTTTGACAGGTACAGCAGCAGCAACAGTAATAGAGGCAACAGATCAACAATTTAATGATTATAGTTTAAGTGCTGGAACAGGCATTGCTGACTTAGAAATATTACAAATACTCACACAATATTTGTACACTCCTTATATGGGAGGTGTGCCAATCACTTTTAGTTGTCAGCATAGAAATAATGCTGCAATAAAATTACAAATTGCTTTATTAGATACTGGTGCTGGAAATAAATACTTAGATAATAGTGGTAATTGGCAGACATCATCAAGTACTTATATTACATTTCCTGCTGCTACTCAAGGTAAGGATTATATGCTGTTATACAAAATAGCACTTCTCCTGATAAAAGCACAGTTGAGGTTTTCGAACAACCTTATGGTCAAATATATCCAGTTAATACATCACAACAGATTTTAACTTATGGTTCTTTATTTGACAGCTCAGGTGTATTCTTAAAGAATTGGAATTTCTTTGACATTGGTTTAGTTGTAGGTAATATCTTACCAATAGGTTTTTTAGCAACTCAATATATAAAAATATACCAAAGAAACATATCAACTCTTGAGGCTGACTTAGGAGCTATAAAAGGTACAAATGGGTATGTATATTTAGATAAGGTATTTACTGTTACTGATTCTAGTACAGGTAGTCTAAGCTATAATGGTAAAAAGTTTACTGCTAATAGGCTTACTTTATCTCCTTATGCAGATGAAACAAACTCATTACAACTAATTGAAATATATTATGATGATTCTTTGTTGTTCTTAGTTCCTAATTATATCACAGATGTAGGTCAACTTGGTCCTTTCTGGAATCTAAACTTTAATATAAATCTATAAAATATATAACTTATAAATAATGGCATCAGTAATAAACGGAACGAACATAGTATTATATAAGTACGACACAAATAAGCAATACTATTTCAATGGTTCTATAAATCAAGGAGTAACTGTAAATGGCTTTGCTTGTAGAGAGTTAAGCACAACTCAAATAGTCGCTAGTTCAACTGATTTTGGTAAGACTGGAGCAGGGGTAATAGCTTCTTTTATAACAGATGCTAGTGATCCTAATATTACTCAGATTACTGCTGGTACATGGAGTATAGCAGCTTATTATTCTATAGCTACTGCCTTTGCAGGTGCTAAAGTGCAATACAAGTTATATAAATATGCTGGTTCAACAGCTACCTTAATAACTACTTCAGAAGAAACAACATTAACATCTCTTAGTAAGACATTATATACTACTTTTATGGCTGTTCCTACAACAGCTTTATTAAATACTGATAGAATAATCATAGAGGTACTTTACTTAGGTACAACTACTAATGAAATTACTTTATACACCCAATCAACTAATCCTGGCATAACAACTACTAATATCTCTGTAGGTATCCCATTTGGAGCAGCTACAAACTGTTCTTTTGAGGTTTCAGTAGATCAGGTAGAAGTTACTTCGGCATCTTCTGCATGGTTTAAGGAGTATAAGAATGATGTAGCTTCATGGACTATCAATGCTGATGGTTTTGTTGCTTTAAGCGACTATTCTTACTTATTCTTAGCTAACCTTCAGTTGACTAGGCAACCTATATTAATTAAGTTCCAAGTAGACAATGACAATGGGGATGGTACTGGTACTCTAGGATACTCTATATTCACAGGTACAGCCAATTTAAGCTCACTTAGCATAAGTGCAGGGGTAGAGGCAGCATCAACATATAGCGTGTCACTACAAGGCTCTGGTGCTTATACATTAACAGGTACTCAAGTTACTCCTGGTGGAGTGGTAATAGAAACATCAAATGTGATTATGTATCAATATACTGCTACTGGTGGTGAAACTACCGTAACGTTTACTGCAGCAATTGGTGGAACTTGCTTATCAGTTACAAGAGGTGGTATGGAAGTTAGAACGATACAAACATCAGGTGCTCCTACAGGCGACAATGTTACATTTAACGGTACGACAGGAGTTGTTACCTTTGGCAGAGCTTTAGAGGCTGATGAGTTTGTTAGAATAATTGCAAAATAATAGTTAAAATTTATATATAAATGAGTTCACAATTACAAGTAACAGGCGAAGCAAAGATTAGGGATATACAAGGTCCAGTAGTGGCTAATAGTGGGGTAATAACCGCTTTAGATGGTGCTGCTTCTCAATATGTACGAGGAGATGGTACATTAGCTGACTTTCCAACATCAAGTGGTGGTGGTAGTTCGGTTTCTTACTATCTTAACTCAAGTGTTTCACAAGGTACTATTGGTGGGGTAGCTTATAGAGAATTAAGTAAAGAACCAATTATAGGTGCTGGAACTGATATTGCTATTTCAACAACAGGATATGTGGCAAGTTATATTACTGATGCTAATGACCCAGATGTTTTATCAATACCTGGCGGTAACTTTAATTGTGAGTTTTATTTTAGTGTAAATAACAATACAGGCAATCCTTTTTTATATGCAGAACTTTATAAGTACGATGGCACAACTTTTACCTTCTTAGGTAGTAGTGTTGGAGCTCCAGAGTATATTAATCAAGGAACTATAATAGCACCTTACTATTTTGCTATTCCTGTCGCTACTGCTGCTTTAGCTTTAACGGATAGATTAGCAATTAGAATCTATGTAAACGTAGATGGTAGAACAGTTACTTTACACACAGAGAATGGTCATTTGTGTCAAGTAGTTACTACCCTATCTAAGGGTATGGTTTCTTTAAATA